GCTTGCAATATGTTTCTCAGTCATGGACATCCTAAGTTGTCCAACAATAGTTTCTGGAGCCATATTTAACGAACGGATAATACTAGGATACAGACTGTTTAAATCGATACTGCCAACCCAGTCATGCAACCCACGTTTAGGAGTTGCAACATAAGCACCAGCCGCTCGTACACGTTCTTCGTCTCCGTGGTGTTTTCTATTAGGAACAATCAATCCTTGATCATGTGCTTCGTTAATAATTGCCTGTTCAGTCACAGCAACCGCGCCCATTGTAGTAGCAAGTAACACGGTGTTTGCATGTGCAAGTTCGTTACTCAAGTCAATGAACCTGAGCTTCTTATCTAACTTGTCTAGCAGTGCAGTATCCTGTCTGTTGTAGTCAATAAACTTTTTAAAGTCTTGGTTGTATAATTGATCCAGTGTGCCTTCGTATTGTACCTTGCGCTCATTAAGTTCATATTCACCAATAGCATCCAGTGCATAACTATGTCGCTCTTCATATGTGTATTTGCGATACAGTTGCATATAGTCTAGATGCTGTCTGCCAATTAAGTCATATGTGTTTTGCTCTGAGCCAAAGCGTTCAAACGTGCGCTTCTTGGGATATTGTCCAAACAAACAGAACTTACGAGTGTCATCCTTGCTTAGTATACGGATAGTACGGTTAACAGTGTATGGAATATCATATCCTTCACTGTTCCATCCACTAAGAACATCTGCGTCCTCAATAAGTTCTAGAAAGGTAGATAGCATCTCACCTTCTGTTTCAAACAAAAACGTATTGGAAAACTCGCTTACTAGATCCTTTGCAGATTCCATGCTTAAACTTTTAGGAGGAATCGCCAATGTAATCATTTGATCCAACCAATTTAGATATAAACTGATAGCCGTAATAGCATTAAAGGGATCGTCTGGACTACTATACCCACGTTCGGGATCAAAGTCTACCTCAATATCGAAAAAACAAGTTTGCAGTTTAGGAGCATCAACGCCCAAGTAGTTATCTGCTAGACAACGGAACACTGGATTGAAGTCACTCTCCCACAGAGAACCTCTATCGTGCATCCGTACTTCCTTCTGGAACTCCTTGCCGTGCTTTGTGCTGAATCGAGATACAGGATTACCGTAGACAGTTTTAAATTTGCCACGCGGATCGTTATAATAAAACACATAGTTAGCAGGGAACTCTTTGTATTCCCTGCGTCCTTCTACACGTTCTACTGCATGGATCCTATCATGCTGTTTATCAAACCAAGCGTCGACATAGCTCATACAATTAATCCTACAATGTATATTAATGTTAACATAATGTTAAGCCATAGTAAACTGTTTTCTTTCCACAGATACCCTACAGCAATCCATAGTGCATTGCCAACGATAAATGCCGCGTGATGCCAGTACCATTCAGGTACAAAGCTCGCTAAACTTGCCGCTCCTACTAACACGATAGTAGCTAGCCAACTTAGCCATTGATGTGGTTTCTTTTCTTGACTCATAGACTTCCCCAATAAAGTTGAATTAACGGACTATACTCCTACTGGAGTTTGCCAACGGTAGCCAAGATATTCTCGAGTTCCGCCAAATCTTCGCTATGCTTGGAGAAGTCTGCTTTGTATGCTGTTTTAACTGCTTTTTTAAGTACTGATGGTTTAATCTCGAACTCTTCAGCAACCGCTTTAACAGTATCGTTGAGTCCTTCAGAGAGGTCATCAACTTCTTGCATTACAGTCATGCCTTCTTGAATTAAGTGTGTAAGTTTTGCTTTTTGTTCTTGGGTAAAGACGCGATCGCTGTTGCTCATTTAAAATTCCTCTATTTACAAGTTATATTATTCACTATAGTAACATACATATCTAGTTATCGCAACCTATTTGTCTATTCTTTAGGAAAAGCCTTGTGGTATGGGAAATCGTATATTACTAGATCAGTTTTGTCAGAACGATCAAATTTATTATTAGATTTACGTTTCTTAAACTCTCCAATGGTTGCTTTGCCATCTCCTGCTTGTTTCTTAGCTTTGTTTAATTCTCGGTTAGTAGTAGGATCGTATACAAATCTGTAAAGCCTATCTTTATTTTTAACCATAGCCCATAGAGTAATCCACTTTTCGTTATCATAGTTAGTAGTACTGTGGTGTTTGTATATAAATTTAGCTGGCTTCATATACATTGGCGCCCCAATAAACTCTTTATTAATGTCAAAAGTTACCCAAATTGCAAAAAACACAACAGGAATAATTAGAAACTTTTGCCACTGAAATTTAACAAACATGGGAACCATACAGGCTAACCCAGCAAACATCCAAATTGCTGCTAGTTGACTAGTAGTGATGCTTAACTCAAACATTTAGTCTTGTTCTCCAGTTCCAGTAAATGCATTACCAAAAGAAAATGGTTCGTTAAACTTGTTCATATTTTCTGCCCTGTTAATAATTAAATCAGTATTATCTAAGTCTAATACAACTTCTCCGTCATCCGTTATCGTAAATGCCATAGCATGTTTTTCGTCTCCTGGTCCATCTAAAACCATGGTGTTAATAACTATCTCTTTGTATGGATTAAGTTGTATTAATTCAAACGTAACTGTTTCAGGCTTTGTGTATTCGTCAAAAATCTTAGAAAACCAGTGACCCGTAATATTGACTGATCTCGGAACTCTGCTTCGTATAGTTAATACTTCTCTGTTAGTTTGAAATTGAAACTTCTCTCCTGTAGTTTTATTAAAAATTATATCATTTTTGTGACCTAAGTCATCTCTGTCTAAATGCATAAGTCCATTATTCTTTGCATTAAAGCTAACGACGTTATCTAAGTCATCTTGGGTCCACATATCAATGTCTACTGGGCTTGTTGGATTCCAGGTCATTACTACCATGTACTCAGCTTTGGGATCGAAGTCATGCTTTTTAGCTACTGGATTAATCAGCATAAAGGCTAGAATAAACATAAATGTAAACCCTACTAGCAGATTGAATAAGAGATCGATAAATCCGAAGCTACTCTTGTACTTCTGTTGTGCTGACATCCCAACTATTCTCCAAAATAACCATTTGTGCTTTTATTAGGACTGAGCAAATTAATCCGATTAAAGTAGTACTGAGTGCAGTACTCATTCCAATGGCCATGTCTGCGATAGCTGATTGAACGTTAGCGATATTTGTAACATCAAGGTTACTAAAGGCACTGCCTAGCATAAGCAAAAACCCTGCTACGGTACCAATCATTCCTAGAGTAATCATAGCCTCGCTGGAAAACCATACATAGTTGCTTAATGATTGTGCTTTTTTATCTTGGTAGTTTTTGCTAATGTATCCAGTAAGCACTGTTGTTAGAACGAATACAGCAAGAATTCCCATACTAATTTTAGTGATGTCCGCATCCCAGAGCGCATGCCACCAACCTAGTTGATACGCAACGACACTAGCAAATATAATACATGTTACTTGTACCCACCACTTTAAGAGGGTAATATTTAAAGATTTCATTAATTGGATTCTACCCATTTCTGAAATGCTTCTAGAGCTTCAGACTCTGTACCGTAAGAACCTGTGTCAAGGGTAGCTACCTGGGTGTAAAATTCTTGTGGATAAAACTTATCTTTCCATTCAAATCCGCCGTCTCTCACTTTAGCATAGATTTGAAAATCGTTTTTGCGAGAATCGCCGTCGTCATGCATGGTATTACCAAGCGCATATTCTTTGCCATTCTTCTCAGCTTTTTGTACAAGATCAAAGTCACGGTTAGCGACTAATTCCATGTCAACTGCTTCAAGCATATTAAGTGTTTGGCGTATTAAATCGGGTTGCATGCTGATATTCCTAAGAGTTATGTTTTACTCTATATTTATCTGCTACCACTTACGGCAACTCCAGTAACGTGCTTTGGTCTTTGGACCTGGGTTAGCACAATTATGTCTAGCACGGAAACTCTTACGTGCCTTAGGGTTGCTCTTGCGGATACGCATTGTGGGACGTTTGGCACTAGTGCCTCCATGCCCAAAGTTAACTTTAATAACATTACCTTTTTCGTTGTTTACGTATACTTTAAATTTCTTAACGTCACCACGCATGGGTTTGTTTAGTTTAACTGTACGGCCTTGGTACTTTGCTTCAAACATATCGTTATCGTCTACACTGTAACCTAGGTAACCATATTCTTCATGGAAGTCTTGCGTATCTTCAAGTGTTACTTCTTCTTGTATGTGTTGTGTAACCTCAGTTATACGCATTATTTTTTCTTCCTAGTTTTTACAGTATTGCTAACGTTTTTAGCTTTACCAGTACGATTTTTATTAGGATCGTCCCTACGCTTCTTATTTACAGCGGCAGCTATTGCTTTTTTGCCACCTTTTGCTCTTAATGATGCGGCTCTACTTTTACTAAGACACTTGGGTTTGCCTTCGCTTTTTTTAGCATCTCCACATTTGCCTATGCGTTCGCCTTTGGTATTGTAACGGTCCCATCCGCCTCCGCCAGCACCACCTTTTTTACCTTTGCCAAACCAATCTCTTAAATTTTCTTCTAAGTCCTCATTTTTCTTTTTGCCAGCACAATGTGCCTTTTGTGAGAAACCTTTTGGATTGCTACAATTAATACTCTTTTTATATTTTTGTGACCATTCCTCAGAAAGTATTTCTTGGATAAGCATATTACTTCTTCTTGCTCTTTCCCCAGTTAGCTGCACCAACTTTACGGCATTTTGTCAATGCGCCACTTGCATATGCGCTGGGCCATAC